AAGACCAGTGGCTCGATGCCATCGGGCGCCTCGCTCAAAGTCGATTATCACTACCTGGACCCCTCCAAGGTCACTGCCGCCGATATCATCGGGTCAGTCAGTGCCGGTGGTGTCCGGCTGGGCATGAAGGCACTGTCTGATACCTATAACGAGTTCGGGTATTTTGCCAAGATCCTGATCGCCCCTGGTTACTGCACCCAGAACTCGGTCTCTACCGAGATGATCTCCATGGCTGAAAAACTCGGTGCGGTGGCGTATATCGATGCCCCCATCGGTACGACCTTTGCCCAGGTGCTGGCAGGTCGCGGTCCGAACGGGACTATCAACTTCAATACCAGTTCCGACCGGGCACGACTGCTCTATCCGCATGTGAAGGTCTATGACACTGTGCTGGGTGAAAACCGACTGGAGCCCTTGTCAGCCCGTGCTGCCGGGCTCCGGGCCAAGGTGGACTATGACCATGGTTACTGGTGGTCCAATTCCAACCAGGAGATCCTGGGTATTGTCGGGGTTGAGCGACAGTTATCGGCGATGATTGATGATCCGGATTGCGAGGTGAACCAGCTCAACGCGGCCGGGATCACCACGGTATTCAACAGCTATGGTACGGGCTATCGCCTGTGGGGTAACCGCTCGGCGGCCTATCCGACCGTGACGGCCATGCGCAACTTCGAGAGTGTGCGCCGGACAGCGGATGTGATTAATGAATCCCTGCGCTACTTCTCCTTGCAGTTTATGGACATGCCCATCGATCAGGGTCTGATTGATGCGCTGACGGAAAGCTGTAATGGCTTTGGTCGAAAAATGCATGGGGATGGCGCTGTGCTGGGATTCAAAGCCTGGTTTGATCCGGCTCGCAATGAACAGACCGAGCTGGAAGCGGGTCATCTGTTGATCAGCTACAAGTTCACGCCGCCTCCTCCGCTGGAGCGACTGAGCTATGAAAGCGAGATCACCGGGGAATACCTGCTGACACTCAAGGGGAGTAACTAAGTATGGCCAAGATTGCAATTAACCGGGTGACCAATGCCAACGTCTATATGGATGGCAACAACATGCTGGGCCGTGCCGAAGAGATAAAGCTGCCGGATATCTCTGCCATTATGCAGGAGCATAAGGCGCTGGGGATGATTGGGAAAATCGAGTTGCCCGCCGGGTTTGACAAACTTGAAGGGGAAATCAAGTGGAACTCCTTCTATCCCGAAGCCGCCAAGGCCATGGCCAATCCCTTCCGGACTGTGTCCCTGCAGTGCCGTTCCAGCGTTGAGCGTTACTCCTCGCAAGGTCGGATCGAAGAGTTGCCGCTGGTGACGTTCCTCACGGTGAGTTTTAAGAAAAATCCGTTGGGTACCTTCAAGCAACACGAGAATGCGGAGTTCTCCTCCGGGTTTTCTTGCACCTATATAAAGCAGGTGCTGGACGGCGAGGAGTTGCTGGAGCTGGACTATATGGCCAACATCTTCAAGGTCAATGGTGAGGACATCCTGGCGGATTACCGTTATAACGTCGGCAGTTAACCAATATCCTCCCGTGTAACCCTACGCCCACACCTAAGTGGGCGTTGTTATTTAAACAGGATTAATTCATCCCTCCTTGATATCCCGTCATGCTGATCCCTGTTATTTCAGGACAAATCATCAATCAGCATAGCGAGGATCCCCATCATGAAAATCAAACTGAAATTCCCATTTACCGCCCCCTCCGGCCAGCACATCGAGGAGCTGGATACTCGCCGTCTCAAGGTCAAGGACATCAAGAATATTTCGCGCCAGGCCGGAGGTGATGAAGCACAAATGGAAACGCTGGGTGTTGCCCTGATGGCCGGGATGATCCCGGAGGATCTGGATGAGATGGACGCAGCAGATTACCAGGTACTGAAGGAACGATTTCTGGATGTGCTGGGTATCAGAGCGAAGTCTGTGGGAGGTAGCCCCACTCCTGGCGAGGTGGTTCCGGTTTCAGCCGAGTGAGATAGACGGGTTGGAGATCCCGGAGTTTTTACGGTGGGCCACCGAGGCACAACAGCAGATCAAGCGCGAGAATGGTGACCACGAATAGCATTGAATGCCCATGCCGCCCCACTGGCGATAGAGCCTGATAGCAACGAGAAAACTGGCAGGACAAAGACCAGTAACGGGGCGGTAATTAATGCGGCCAGCAATGCCAGCAGCAGGGTGCCCCATACCGTTCCGGCGATGGACCAAGCCCACCACAACATCACACAGCCATACACGACGGAACCGATCACCTGGGTAGTGATAGCCGTCGTTTTGCCTATGTGGTCAATATCAAGGTGTTTTTTCATAGTGATTTCAGTATAGCGAGGGCTATTGCACATGGCGAAAGAATTGTTAGTCGGCATTGCCCTGGGGGCGGTACTGCAAGGCTCGTTCGTTGCCGCCTTTGGCAATGCCAAGCGCACCATCGATACCCTCTCAGCCACCGGGGAAAAGCTCAAGACCAAATATGATGGGATGGGCAAGGCCATGGAGCGTTATGGCCAGAACCTGGGAGGGCGCAGTCTCAGTCGCCTATCCAGCCAATACGAACAAGTCGGCCGATCCATTGATGGCGTGCGGCGTAAGCAGGAGCAACTGGCCGCCAGTATGGCCAGAGGGGTTTCCCTCAAGACCGCCCGTCAGGAATCGCTGGGTAACCTGAAAGAAAGCGCCGCCATGGGCGTTGCCATCGGAGCACCGGTATTCGCGTCAATAAAACAGGCTGCCAATTTTGAGACCGATCTGCGGGATATTGCCATTACTGGCAACCTGGGCAAGAACCAGGAGATCGCATTGGGAGCCCAGATCCGCCAGGCAGCCTTGAATACCAACCAATCAACCTCGGCCATTATCGAAGGTGTCAACACCCTGGTGGCTGCCGGGATGGATGCCAATAAAGCAGGGCAATATTCAGCTCTATTGGGGAAAGTCTCGACGGCTACCAATGCGGATATGAAAGACTTGGCGGGAATGGTTTATTCCCTGTCAGAGACGTTGGGGATTAAGGGGGATGCCGCGATTAAAGAGGCATTTAACCGGGCGGCATTTGGCGGGAAGCTAGGACGTTTCGAGCTAAAGGATATGGCTAAGGCCCTCCCTGAGATGACCTCGGCCTTCGCAGCCAAAGGCATCAAAGGTCAGGATGCATTAACACAAATCATTGCCAGTCTGGAGGTCGGTCGGGAGGGCGCTGGCTCCGGTGATGAAGCCGTTACCAATATGCGCAATTGGCTGGCGCATATGAACTCAGGAACCACGGCGGATGCCTATGAAAAAGCGGGTGTCAAATACCAAGAGTCGATGCAGAAATATGTTGCTGATGGTTATTCCAGCTATGAAGCAAGCCTAATGATCGCCAATAAGTTTATTGACAAGAAAGGCAAAGACTTTATGGCTAAATGGAAACAAGCTGGAGCCAAAGGCGATGCAGATGCACAACAACGCTTAATGGAAAGTTTCGGTTTGAATGAGGTTTTTAAGGATATTCAAACCATCAATCATCTATTGTCCATGCGACAGGGTTGGGATAAATACCAGGCTAATAAAAAGGACATGGGCAGCCAGCGAGCGCTGGGTACCATCGATGAGGATTATCTTAAGCGGGTCGATACGGCCAACAAGGCCTGGGAGAAGTTTGTTGGCCAGATCAGCGATGTAGCCATCACTGTAGGTAGTGTCTTTCTGCCTGCTGTTAATAACACGCTGGCTTCACTGGGGCCGATGGTGACGGCGTTCGGGAGCTGGGCCGCTCAGCACCCGCAAGTGATCTCCGGGGTTGTTGGTTTGGTCGGTGGCATGGTAGCCCTTAGAACGGCGGTCTTTGGTCTCAAATTCCTGGGAAATTTTATGTTCCTGGCGCCAGCTAATGGCGTTGCGACGGCATGGGGCGTGCTGACCAGCCGTATCACTATCTTCCGCGCACTATTACTGGGTGGTACTTCCCGGTTGTCGTTGCTGTTCCAATTGTTTGGGGTTGGATCATCGGCAGCAGGCAAACTGACAAAGGTATTAGGCCTTGCCGCTAAGGCCGTGCTGTGGTTGGGCCGCGCCTTTTTGATGAACCCCATCGGGTTGGCGATTACGGCCATTGCCGTGGGAGCTTATCTAATTTACCGCTACTGGGATCCTATCAAGAAATTTTTCTCCGGACTCTGGCAACAGGTGAAAGTGGCTTTTAATGGCGGGATTGGCGGTATCACCAAGCTTATTATTAATTGGTCACCCGTCGGGTTGTTTTATAAAGCCTTTGCCGGTGTCATGAAATATTTCGGGGTAGAGTTACCCGCGAATTTTACTACGGCTGGTAGTCATATTATTGATGGTCTGATATCCGGTATCGAAAACAAGCTGGCCATTGCTAAAGATCGGGTCATTAACTTTGGCAAGGACATCAAAGGCTGGTTTTCTGACACGCTGGGCATTCATTCCCCGTCTCGTGTGTTTATGGGCTTTGGCGACAACATTGCTATGGGCGCCGCTATCGGGATTGGACGGTCAGCTCATTTAGCTGGTAAGGCATCGGGAAAGATGGCTCAGCAAACCGCTGATGCTGCCAGCAGTGCCTCTATTGGCCGCATGGGCGGAAGCAGTGGCGGTAAAGGGGCAGCTACCAGCGGAGGGATGAGCATCCAGTTCAGTCCGGTTATCCATATTGACGCCAAGGCCGGTGACGGTATCGAGGCCCAGGTAAAACAGGGGCTACAGTTGTCCTTGCGCGAGTTCGAAGCGCTACTGGATAGAGTCATGAAGCAAAAAAGCCGTCGGGCCTACGGGTAGGAGTGCCTATGTTTGCGATCCTGGGAGATATCCAGTTTGACCTGATCACCTACTTTGACGGGTTTGATTCCAGCTTCAGTGCCAACTTTGCCGAACACGCTTTGATCGACGGTAAGCCGCGTCTGCAATCGGTCGGCGATAACCTGGATGAAATCCGTATGCAGTTGGTCTTTCACCAGAGCTATTGCGATCCGGAAACCGAGTTGGCCAAGCTCATCAACGCCAAGGCCGCCCACCATGCTATGCCGTTTGTGCTGGGGAATGGCGATTACAAGGGCTGGTTTGTCATGACGGATGTGCAGGCATCCACTCGCCATACGAACAAAGCCGGAACGCTGGTTGCGCTCGATGCCAATGTGACGTTACGTGAGTATGTGGGTGACAAACTCAACCCGCTAAAGCCCCCGGCTATTCACAAAGGGGTTTTACCTGCGGCATCCAGAAATCAGCCCTTTGGGGCGATGACACCCACGGCAAATGCCTTGCATAACAGTATCCGCCAGGTCGTGAGTTACACCAGCCAGGCCAAAAGTGCTTTGCAGGCTGCCAGCTATGCCACATCGCTGGCCCGGCGTATGAAGCAAAACCCAACCGCAGCCATGACCAGGTTGCCTAGCATGATGTCATGCCTCTCTCAGGCATCGGCACCACTGGCACTGTTGATCCCGTCTGCCACTGTCGTGACTGACCAGATGCCCGAGATGATGCCCATCCTCCAGGCTGCCTCAGCGGCATCCAGGCAGGTCAATAACGCCTCATCGAGCATGCAGGGGGCGAGTCCAGTCACGATTTCCGAGCGCCTGGATCAGTCAGCTAACTACCTCGATGTCGCCTCTCGATCGCTAGATAGTGCATCGCCCACAGTGAGCCGGTTAGCCGCCAACGTCACGACCAGGAGCATCTGATGTATCTGACACATATCACGACAGATGGAGAGCGTTGGGATCAGCTGGCGCATAAGTATTACGGCGACCCAACACAGTATGAACGCATCATTGCCGCCAACCCCCATATGGCCATGGCCCCGATACTTCCGGCTGGCGTGAAATTGGCCATCCCGGTTGTGGAACAAAGTGATGTGGTTGAGGACTTGCCGCCATGGATGTCTTGAGCATTGCTGTACCCGTTCCCAGTTATGTGCTGACCTACGAGCAGACCAATATCACCCAGAATATCAGCCCATATGTCACGTCTATTACCTATGTGGATCATCTGCAGGGTGAGTCTGATGAGCTGGAGATTGAGCTGGAGGACAGTGATGGGCGCTGGATGGATGGGTGGTATCCAGATCAGGGCGATATCTTGAATGCCAAAATTGGTTATAGCGGTTCCGCGCTATTGCCGCTGGGAGATTTCGAGATTGACGAGATCTCCATCTCCGGCCCTCCATCCACAGTCAGGATCCGTTCACTGGCTACCGGCATCACCAGTGCCACCCGCACCCGGACTCCTCGTGGATGGGAAAACACGACGTTGGCCAATGTGGCCAACTCGATCGCCAAACGACATAACATGACCGTTGTCGGCAAAATTCGGGAGATCCAGATTGACCGGATAACCCAATACCATGAACAGGATCTGGCGTTCCTGCACCGGGTGGCGAAGGAGTACGGTTATATCTTCAAGGTCAATGGCAGCAAACTGGTGTTCTCCGAGTTGGACTCTCTTTGTAATGGCAAATCTGTACTGACATTGGATAAGTCTGATCTGATGGATTACAGCTTCACCGACCAGCTGCGTGATGTGCCATCTGATGTCAAAAACAAGTATCACAACCCCAAGACCAAGCAGATGGTGGTATATGGTCCTGATAACGACCAGGTCGTTACCACTACAGTAACCAGTAAGCGCCGCAAGAAAGTCAGTACCAGTGCAAACACGCTGAAGATGGCCCACCGGGCCGGTACGAAACAGATGTCTGAAGCCAAGGCGCTGGCCGCGCTGAATGCCGCAAATCTGGAGAAGACCACTGGCACCATTACTATCCCAGGCAATACCAAGTGTGTGGCAGGCAATGTCATTACACTCACGGGCCTTGGCAAGCTATCCGGGCGTTACCTGGTAACCTCAGCCAGACATCAGCAAACCCGATCCGGTGGCTATGTGGTGACTGGCGACATTAAGAAGGTGAAATCCTCATGAGCGAGACACTATTAGAGGCCGGTGCCACTATGAAGTTCGGCACCATCAGTGCTGTCGATGAGAAGACCGGGATGGTGCGGGTCAGATTGCCTGATTTTGACAATATGCGGACCGCCTGGATGCATGTGCTGCAATCCCGTACCCAGGACGATAAGCACTATGATCTGTTCGACCTCGGTGAACAGGTGGTCGTGCTACTGGATGCGCGGGGGGAAGATGGGGTGGTGTTGGGGGCCATTTACTCCAGTGCTGACACCCCGCCTGTCACTGATGCCAACAAGTATCACCGCCGATTCAAAGACGGCTCCTGGGTCGAGTATGATCGTGCTACCCACGCCATGAAGTGTCACTCTGTTGGCACTGTTATCATTGAAGCTGCAGAGTTGGCCACCATCAAGGCGCCATCGGTTATCCTTGATGCCGATACCGTCACCTGTACCAACAAGTTGCATGCCAAGGGTGATATCACCAGTGAGGGTAAGATCCTCGATACCACTGGCAACTCCAACCACCATTCTCACTGACGCATCTTAAAGCAGTTTAATAGTCTGCCTCCTGTCATGACGGCATGCTGTCGTCATGACCATATCAACCTCTCTTTACTGGCAACCTGCGCTGAACTCTGACACCTACGGGATTGTCGAGGGGGTGGCAGATATTGACCAATGCATCCGGACTATCCTCGGTACCCCGAAGGGCAGCGACCCGCTGCGACCAGATTTTGGTTGTGATGCCTGGAAGTATCTGGATCAGCCGATGGATATAGCCTTGCCGCACGTTGTGCGGGAGGGTGTGGATGCTATCAAGCAGTGGGAACCCAGGGTAGAGGTAGTCAAAGTGGTTCCCACTATTGATGAGTCGCACCTGACCTTGCGTGTGATATGGCGTATTGGCGATCAAGCTGCACAGACCACAGAGGTGGCATTATGAGCCTGCCAGAACCGACGTTTATTTCTCGCGATATCAATACGATTACCGCTGATATTGTCAGCCAATACGAATCCCTCTCCGGTAAAACCCTCTATCCTGCTCAGTCAGATCGGATCATGCTGGATGTCATTGCATATCGTGAAAGTCTGTTGCGAATTGGCATACAAGAGGCCGCCAAACAGAACCTGGTGGCTTATGCAAAATCACCCATGTTGGAGTACCTGGGCGAGTTGGTTGGCTGCCACCGGCTTCCTGCTGTTGCGGCTGTCACGACGTTGCGTTTCACCCTGCCTGCCGTACTTGAGAGTGACATTGCGATCTCATCAGGCTTTAGGGTGGAGGTTGGAGATGGCAGTGTCACGTTCACGACTGACGCCGCCGTTACTTTGCCAGCCGGTGCGCTCTTTGTTGATGTGTCATCAACCTGCACCGAGGCAGGCATCATCGGTAATGGATGGCAACCCGGACAAATCAGCAGTCCTGTCGATACGCTTGATGCCGACTTCACTGTAGCCAATACCACCGTCAGTAGTAATGGTGTGGACATTGAAGATTTGGAGCGGTTCCGAGAGCGGGTCAAGCTGGCCCCGGAGGCATTCTCGACAGCAGGAAGCAAACTTGCCTATCGGTATCACGCCATGTCTGCGCATCAGAGCATCGTTGATGTTGCAGTGCTATCTCCCACCCCTGGTGTTGTTAACCTGTATCCATTGCTGGCGGGCGGTTTGCCGGATGAGGCATTACTGACTCTTGTTGCGGCTACCTGCTCTGGAGAAAAGGTGCGCCCGTTGACTGATAATGTGGCCACGTTAGCTCCTGGAGCAGTCAACTACGCTATATCAGCCCAATTGGTACTCTATGCCAATGCGGATGTCACCAGCACCATGGCGCTAGCCAGGGCCAATGCAGAGTCTTATGTTGCAGCGTGTGCCGCTGGATTAGGCATTGATGTGGTACCCAGCCAATTGATTGCTGCGCTACAGGTTGCTGGCGTTTATCAGGTTGTTCTCTCATCCCCTGCAGCAGTACTGCAGGTTGCAGACTATCAATGGGCATCCTGTACCAGTATCGATTTGAGTTCTGCGGTAGTTGGTTATGTCTGACCTACTGTTCCCACCGCCGCTGGCTGCGGATGACCGATACCAAGTACTGGGGACTATTGCGGCCGCCAGGCTCAGTGATATCGACATTACCCCGGTGCTGGTCTACTTGATTGATACTGTCGATACCACCGCATTACCTGTGTTGGCCGCGCAGTTTCATATCCTGGGTGAGGGATGGCAGTTTGCTCGTACCGAAGCAGAGCAGCGCCAACTCCTGAAGCGAGCCATTGAGTTACATCGATACAAGGGCACCCCCTGGGCTATCCAGCAGGTTTTGGATACGTTGCAGCTTTCCGGGAAAGTCAGTGAGTGGTTTGACTATGGTGGGCAGCCTTATCATTTCAAGATTAGCATTGACGTGACGTCACGCGGCATTGATGCCAATACGCTCTCCATGCTGACAGCCCTGGTGAACGAATATAAAAACGTCCGCTCCCACCTTGAGCTGGTCTCATTGTCTCAGTCCAGTGAGGGGGCCGTGTATTACGGTGCCGCTGTGCAGCTCTCCAGCATCGTCGAGGTTTACCCGTATCAACAGACTGAACTCCTGGTTTCGGATCCCCTCTTCTACGCCGCCACCGCGCATTGGGTTGCCACGATGACGGTTTACCCGGAACTGCTCATCGCTGACGGCAGCTGGATAGCGGACGGCACCGAAATAGCCAATGGCCTGAAACAACATTCAACAGTGAGTGAGTTATGAGTGATAGCAACTTTGATGGCGTATTAGATCCTGATGCGGGCTGGCCGGATATTCCGCAAGCCTCCACAAAATTTGTTGTGTTGGGCGGGCAAGGTGGCCCACTGAATGAACAGGCCAAGACTCTGGCAGCCAGAACCAAAAAGCTGAAAGCAGATGTGGAAAATATTTCTGGTGGCGGATTTGGTGGGCAATATAAAAATTTAATTGTCACTGTTAGTGGCGTTGGATATCAGGGAACAATAACCGCTAATAGGCTGGTCATTGAGTCAGTCGATTTTAAAACAAAAACACTGCGTAATGTTAACGTGGCATTTAATGGAGCCAATGGCGGAGTTAATGGCATAGATATCTCCAGCATGGCGGCAGATAGCTGGTATTATCTTTATGTAATATATAACCCTACATCAGAAGATATAGCGACACTAATATCACTTAGTTATTCTTCGCCGACACTACCTAGCGGTTATACATACTGTGCTAGAGTCGGATCAGCAAAAGTGCCCGCAACTGCTGGCAGTTTCATAAAGTCAAAACGGGCAAATGATGAAACAATAATGTATAGCACTAGCGGGACTGGATATAACACTATAGTGAGCAATGACACCTCAGAAGGCGTTTGGACATCCAAATCCACTAGCGCATATGCCCCTCCTACTGCATGCGCTGTTATTTTGTTATGTCAATGCCGTACTGGTGGAGTTATGTTAGTCGCTGCGCGAAACGCATCATGGCAGGAGCAAGAGATAACAGTAAGCTCCACTACATTTACTCCAACCAAACTCGTATTTGATCAACAAGGGATAATTTATTTCTATACGTCAAGCGCGGGCGGAACCAGAATAGCGGTGGTCGGATATTTGGAATGATGATTGTATATGCCTGTTCACCAGCCAATTATTAATAAGGAGCAAGAATGAGCGCCTATTACACACTATTAACTAAAATCGGGCTGGCAAAATTAACCAATGCCCAATCATCCGGCTCGGTTGTGCAGTGGTCACATATGGCGGTGGGTGACGGTAATGGCGCTGCAGTTACCCCCACTGAAACCCAGACCGCACTGGTGCATGAAACATTTCGCGCCCCGATTAATCAGCTGGCGGTTGATGAGATTAATCCAAACTACCTAATCGCCGAGATGATTATCCCTGCCACCACAGGCGGCTTCACCATCCGCGAAGCCGGCATTTTTGATACTGAGGGCAATCTGGTCGCCGTGGCCAACAGCCCGGAGAACTACAAGCCGGTACTCTCAGAAGGCTCAGCCACTGACCTCATCGTGCGCATCATCGTCATGCTCAGCAATACCGATACGGTACAACTGAAAATCGATCCGTCAGTGGTACTGGCCACCCGCAAATATGTCGATGACTCCATCACCACGGCACTTAACAAGCAGGATGGTAAACAGTCGGTACGCCTGGCCACCACAGCGGCCATTGCTCTGACTGGTCTGCAAGTAATTGATGGGGTGCAACTGGCCTCTGGTGACCGGGTGCTTGTCAAAGACCAAGCCGCAGGCAAGGAAAACGGCATCTATGTCGCTGCATCCGGAGCATGGAGCCGCGCCAGCGATGCGGATGCCAGTATAGAGGTAACACCCGGGCTGTTCGTGACGATCGAACTCGGTACTGCAAATGCCGACAGCCTGTGGCAACTGGTCACAGATGGCGTCATCACTCTGGGTACCACTGCACTGGCTTTCGAAATGGTGGCAGGGAAAGCAGATGCCGCCATTGCGACAGGCAGTGCGGATGCCATCACTGCAACCTTTTATCCGGCTATCAAAGCTATCTCGAACGGCACAACGGTGAGGGTTAAAGCAGCCAGCGCCAACGCAACGACCACACCAACCTTTACCCCGGCATCTGGCATCACAGCAAAGGTCATCGTCAAAGCATCTGGCACAGCGCTAGTGGCAGGAGACATCATCACTGGGCACTGGATGGAGTTAACCTATGACGCAACACAGGATAAATGGATTTTACGGAACCCCATCACAGGAATAGCAACAGTCACATCTGCAAACGACTCATCGTATGCTGACGACAGCGCAAGGCCGGCCAGTACCTCATGGATAAGAGCAGCCTTAGCGACACTGGCAACCGCTGCCGGATTTACATATAGCCTGGGCGTGAATGGCTATATCAAGGCTCCGAACTGGCTGGGCAGTTTCATCTTGAACTGGTTCAGCGCAACGACCTCATCGGGAGTGGTCACATGCACATTCCCATTAGCATTCAGCTCGGCCTGTTATGCACTAATACCAATCGACAGCGGAGGAAATGCATGGACAACATCAAACGTATCGCTGGTGTCATATAAATCACCCACTCTCAGCAAAACGGGGGTCACACTACGGTCACTGACGTGGACCGGAAGTGCATTCAGCGATTCGTCAACCGTGGCATGTAGTGTGTGGGCATTTGGTAAATAGGAGCGAGCACCTATGCGTTATTCAGCAAGCACTGGCGGATGGTATTTGGATGATGGTTTTGCCCCTGATGATGCTAAAGCAGGGCCATCAGTTGATGCTATCTATGAGCAGTATCGAAATGAATCAAGTGGGAAAATCATCGTTGCAGATGATGATGGATACCCGCAACTGGTAGTTCCACCGCCTGCGACCCAGGAACAATTATCGTCATCAGCGCTGTCGATGCGAGATGACTTGCTAAGAGCAGCAGCATTGCATGTCGCCCCTCTGAAGGACGCCGTTGATATCGGCGAGGCCACTGCAGCAGAAGAGCAGCAACTGCTGGCCTGGAAGAAATACCGTGTGGCACTCAACCGCATCACCGAGCAACCGGGTTTCCCTACGGTCATTGAATGGCCAGATATGCCATCCCCATGAAAATGAAACGGGGCCAACAAGGCCCCGTTTCTTAAGGTGAAATTTGATTGCAGCATTCGCAATTTTTACCGATGGCCATTTATCTCGCGTAATGCAGTGAATTTATCTCGCCGCGCTTCAGTTGAACCTGCTCTCTAATGCCTTCAAGTTTGTGCCGGATGGCGGCGTGGTCCAACTCAGTCTTGGGCGCGAAGGTGATCAGATAGTGCTGGAGATCCGCGATAGTGGGCCCGGGATCCCGGAAAATATGCATGAGGCGGTGTTCGAGCGTTTCCGTCAGCTTGATGACAGCGCGGAGCGGCGTGCCAGTGGTACCGGACTGGGGCTCTCTATTGTGCGTGAGTTCATTACCCTGTTGCAGGGTTCCATTACTCTGAGTCGGGCTCCTGAAGGTGGTGCCGCCTTCCTGGTGCGTTTGCCGGAGCGGGCTCCTGCCGGCAGTGTGCTGGGTTGCATGGAGGAGAGGGTGACTGCCATGGCCGATAGGCCGCTTGATGAGCTGACTTCCGTCGTAACACCGGATATGCCGCAAGAGCAGGACGAGAATCTTCCCTTGATCCTGGTGATTGAAGATAACCCGGACATGAATGGTTTTATCTGCTCAGCCTTGATGGAGCACTACCGTGTAGCCAATGCCTTTGACGGGCCGACAGGGCTGCAACTGGTGCTGGATCTACGCCCCGCATTGATCCTTTCCGATGTGATGATGCCTGGAATGAGCGGGGATCGATTGGTTGAGTCTATTCGCCAACATCCGGATTTGGATGGTACTCCAATCATCATGTTGACCGCCAAGGCGGATGATATCCTGCGCGACCAACTGTTACGCCATGGTGCGCAGGACTATGTTCAGAAACCCTTTACGGTTGACGAATTGCTGGCCCGCATCGGTAGCCTGCTCAACGAGCGGCAACGGGTCGGGCGCGAGATGCAACGCCTTGAAGAGCGTTTTCGGGTGACCTTCGAACAGGCTGCGGTTGGT